ACTTTGATGAAGTACTTGGTCGTTATGTCACCTGCCTTAAAGAGGATGGTCCTATGTCTCAGTACATAGTCGACACTGTGGACGGGATGGTGGGCCGCGCCCAGATGGGGATTACTTCCACGCTTTCGCGTAAAGTAGTACCTAAGGACGAACCTCGTGAGCACGAGAGGGACCTCAATGGTCTCATAGTGAGTAAGGCTGCCAGGCTTATTCACGCTGGGGAGTTGGTAGAGCTGATAGTTTTCAGAATGTACTTCCTTCCCATAATGGCCGTCTTGGGTATGGACCCAGGTGGCTTTGGACATGCAGTTGGATTGAATCCTGCTGAGTCCTGGGGAGACCTTCACAAGCGGTTTAGCAGGCTTGATGACACAGAGAATTTTGCTACTGACTACTCGTCTTTCGACTTGACTATTTCAGTCCACCTTCTCGATGCTGCTGTCAATTTGCTTATATCGCTTACTCACATGATGAGTGGGTACACAGATGAACACAGGCGCATAATGCGCGTGATATGTTATGATTTGTGTAATCCCATTTACGATGTGGACGGAACGTGGGTTCGCTTCACCGGGAGCAACTCATCGGGGAATCCTCTCACCACAATGCTCAATTGCTTGGTCAACCATTTGGTTTGGAATCAAGTTTGGATAATGTGGTCGCACGATAGGAAGAATCCTACACAGAGTGGTCTCTACCACTTTGTGTCTGATGATCTCCCTGCTTTGAGCACGGTGATGAGTCTCACTTGCTTGGGGGACGACTTCTTTGGTGCAGTGACTCGCGCCTGCGGTTTCACGCAGATAGATGCTGTGATATATGCTGCTAGGCTCGGGTTCACCCTCACGGGTGCCGACAAAGGTGCAGAGATAACACCTTACGCGTCCAGTATATCCTTTTTAAAGAGGAGGATGATCGTCTACCAGACGAGCTGCGGGGAGCTGGTCCTCGCGCCGTTGTCAATGACTTCCTTACTTAGACCATTTATTTGGGGAGAGTGGAAGGTTGACATGATCGAGCATTACGCGGGCTTGATCAAGGGCATGCTGGTTGAACTAGTCCAGCACGGCCCAGAGGTTTACGAAGAGTACGTGTCTTTGTTCCGATCTTTTACTTCGGAATTTCACATTATTCACCACACCAGTGATAAACGTGCTGACATTAAGGAGACTTTGGGCTCCTACTTTTCCCCTCACAACTTTAGGTCCTGGGAGGACAGAATTACCGAGATGTACGGTAATGGTAAGCAGATATACGTTGAAGTAGATTCTGCTCGCATGGTTTAAGAAACCACGCCATCCGGGCGTTAAACGGTTGTGTTAATTGGTTTGCTTGACAAGCTTTCCTCCCGGAATTTCCGGTCGGCCTACATTCACATAAAACACAGGCTACATCGTTACTACTTTTATATTAGTGGGCTTGGAGTCCCCACGCAGTCAATGCAACACTCTATGCTTTGGGCAAGATCCCATTACCTTTGAGAGAGGTATTTCTCATTCCCCCGTGGACGCGGTTAAACGCGGGGGTCTTAACACGATAACCCACAACGAGGTTCTATTTATAGAGCCTCAGTCTGCTGAAACATTTACTGTTACAACAGGCACACTTACGACTACTAGTGAAAACGTTGAGTTCATGGATAACAATCCAGCATACAACGTTAACGTCTCTAGTTCTGACGACCCTACCAGGGGTATTGCCGACATGGCTGACACAGACCTCGGACAGTTCCTGTCTAGGCCTATTCTCATTAAGGAGTACACTTGGGCCCCTTCTGTTACGTTTTTTGAAACATTTGACCCGTGGTCATTGTATCTAAACCAAGCTAGGAACATAAACAGGATAGCTAACTTCAATTTGTTTAGGAGTAAGCTATGTGTTAGGTTTCTGATTAACGGTAACGGGTTTTATTATGGTAGGCTTTTAGCCAATTATAATCCATTGCCTGACACGGATGAAGTTACTATCAACCGTGGCTTGTTACTTGACGCCGACAACATCGGTGCCACTCAGAGACCCCACTTGTACATTAACCCCACTGAGTGCCAGGGTGGTGATATGTGTTTGCCTTTCGTGCATTGGCAAAACACAGTTCGCATCCCCGATGCTGAGTGGAGTGACCTTGGTACCATTTCCATTAGGACACTTACAGACCTTAAGAACGCTAACGGGGCCGTTGATGGTATTACGTTGAGTGTTTTCGCTTATTTGGAAGATCCTAACATGGCTATTCCTACTAGTAAGAACCCCATCACCATCACACCACAGTCAGACGAGTATGGAGACAATCCTGTCTCTGGGCCTGCTTCCACAGTAGCCCGTGTCAGTGGTATGCTCGCTGGTATACCCATAATAGCACCGTTTGCCAAAGCTACGCAATTGGCTGCAGGTGCTATCGGTAGTATTGCCAAACTTTTTGGCATGTCCAGACCAGCTGTCATCGATCCCATTCAGGTGTACAAACCAGAATATATGGGTGGAATGGCTAACACCAACACACCTGACGGAACTAACAAACTTTCCATGGATGTTAAGCAGGAGCTAACCATTGATCCTGCCGTCGTGGGAGTGGATTCCACCGATGAGATGGGTCTTGTATCTATTGCGAAGCGTGAGTCATATTACACTTCGTTCGTATGGGACCCAGTTGGAGGTGTTAGGACTGGTCCTGGGTACAAGCTTTTTAGTACTCAGGTCATGCCTACCAATTTCCAATCCTTAAAGTTGGGCGCTGCTGCACCCACGGAGTACCACATGACCCCAGCGGGTTATGTGGCTTTACCCTTTGACTACTGGGGAGGTTCGATGGAGTTTAGGTTCCAAGTCGTTGCTTCCAATTTTCATAGGGGTAGAATCAGGGTCGTGTGGGACCCTGCTAGTCTCACTCCAGCCGGTAATAGCGATTACAATACTTCTTATAATAGAATAATCGATATCACTGACATGAAGGATTTCACCATCAAGGTTGGTTGGGGTCGCGAAGTTTCTTTCTTACCTGTTCAATCACCAATTACACTTCAAGACGGCCTACCCATACCTAGTTACGAACCTCATCCAAGTGGTTTGCAGATTCCCGCTATTATAGGTAACGGCATATTGAGCGTTTACATAGTGAACGACTTGACCGTACCTAATACCGATCCTGCAATTAACAACTCCGTTGAGGTTAACGTCTTTTCACGCATGTGTGACGACGCTAGGTTTGCCCAGCCTGCTGACATGACGAAACGTAGCGTCAGTTGGTTTAGGCCACCTGACTTACCGTTGACCATTCAACCACAGTCTGCTGAAATGGAGGAGCAGGAGATGGCCCCTGTTTCCACAGGTGCTGATGCTACTGTAGCTTCTCCTCAACCGGTTAGTGATCATATGATGGATGTTTTCTTTGGAGAGGAAATAACGTCCATTAGACAGATGCTTAAGAGGTACTGCTTTCATGGTAACACTTCTTTGAGACCTGTTGTTTCTACGGAACCAGCACGATCTAGGAAGATTAGGGTGACTTCACCTGACTTTCCAAGTTATTGTGGTTACAACCCTGACAGTGACACGTTGGGAGATCTCGATGGGACTTCTTACCCTTACCTTTACTCCCAATGTACGTATCTTAATTACTTTACACCCGCGTTTGTCGCTTACCGTGGTGGTATTAGGTGGAAGAAGCTCGTTCATAGGGCATCCTCAGCCACAACGACGGGTGAAGAGTCTGATCACTTTTCTATCATCAGGTCATCGGGCGTCGAGTTCACTAACGCAGTCTTGCCTATCTTTTCTAATTTGGCATACCAACCGCAGTTGAGAGATGAGAGCTTAAATCCTTTTAGGGACCACAATAGAACCATTAGGAATTCTGCGTTTTACTCTTCTTTCACTCCTGGTGGCTTTTTGACACCTAGTGAACGCAACCCAGCTGTTGAGGTTGACCTTCCCTTTTACAATAACAGGAGATTCATGTGCGCTCGTCGTATTCGGAATCTCGGGGAAAGACAACTTGATGATGAACTTCCACCAGTTCACGTCACAACGACTATTGGTACGTACTGTGGTACAGAGAACTATGTCGCGGCTGCCGAGGATTTCAGTTTGAGTTTCTTTATTGGCGTGCCAGTAATGTACTCAGTTGGAATTCTCGGTGAGTATTTCATTCCAGAGATTATTTAGTCGTAATCAAATCCTGTAAGTTTAACCGCTTTCAGGTAGGCCCTTGGACCTTTTTCCAAGGAACAGACCCAGCATGGGGTCGCCAACTCTAAATAAGTTGGTCCGTTTCTAGTTGTAGAACGGAAACGCCCGAGGGGCGTTGAGCAACATTAGGTTTGCGTTTAATCGCAAGCACTCTTGGTAGTTTCATATCGCCCTTTTAGGGCGGTGGAGTTTTTATACCACGTAGTGCAATTTAATGATGCTAATGCATATTCAGAAA